CGGGATCCTCACGAAGATGTTCCCAAACTACAGGGGTTTTAATTCCATCTGCATGCTTAAAGGCGCCTATCTTATTCGTTCTGCCATCGCTACATTTATCTCCGTACTTTGTAGCGTATCCACCAAAATCAAACGTTTTCTTTTTTGCCATTTCGAATCTCCTTATGAATTTTCTGTTGACTTATCGTTAAGATTCTTGTTGCGTAACTCATCAGCTACCGCTTGTTCACTTGGTGGAACTCCGAGAACGCCACGAATCTCATTACTAGACAGAATTGCATTCCGTGTTAACTTATCAGATAACTCCGCCATATCGACTGGAGTTGTAGCACTGAATGGATCTCTGAAATGTTCGATCGACTGCCCTTGAGCTATAGCTGTTCTTGACAAGAACTTACGCTTTAATTCGTCCGTAATCGCCGAGGCTACCGGAGCAACCGTTCGATTGTGGTAGTGTAAATACTCTTCGGCATCAGCTGTACCCGCTAGTATCGCATCGGACATTCCTAACTGGCTGTAAAGCATACTCGTTAGATATTCGATTTGAGCCATAAGGTTATTCTCAGCTGGACGATTTAATTGAATAATCTTTTCTGTACCATCGGCATAAGCAATACCGTGTTTTGAACCCTTTAATTGTTCCTCTAAAGAGGATAATCTTTCTTCTGCTAACTTCATGCGCGCAGCAGACTTAATAGTATACGGTAATTGTATAATCAGGTCTAACTTACCAGAACTTGACTGCTCATCAACCGCATCTAGAAGATTTAGTTTAGATATCAACCGTTTTAATGTTGAATTCGGCTCATTCATTACTGAATATAACGGGTTCTCAATAATGGCTATGGTATCTTTACTAAGTATTAACTCTTCTCGCACACCAGTTCTATCGTTATATAGTTCAACACGAACGTTATTCGGAAACCACTCTAAAATCTTTCCCGAACGAAGGCTTAAAATATTACGGCGCCCTGTGACAGCGCTGACGCTAAAATCTACCGGAATAACCGCAACAGACCCCTCATCAAACATCGATATTACCAAATCTTGTATTAAAACTCGTCCTGCTTGATCGATATTAGCCGATGTCATTATACAACGATTTAGTCCCGACGATATATCCTCCATATATAACCCAGCCTCATTCAATCGAACATGCCGAATCGATAGTTGGGATACATCTATAGCACACCTATTATAAATTGCAGAAACGATCGATTTCTCAGTACTCATCGATATTGGTGTTCTATGGGTTGGTATAGTGTTTCCAGGACCTACAATATGTCTATACACCTCCCGTTCTCGATGTTCTCGACCAAGAAAAATGTTCCACGCAGATTTTGCCCTTGTAAAAAAGGGCGGTTTTTTTCCCATTGTTAATTGTAACCTCCTTAGTTATTATTCGAAAGCGTCTTTATTTGCTTTATACGCGATATAGGCGTCGAGTAATGCGGCAACATTATCTATTTTTTGGTCATGACGCTTTTTCAATAATTTCCGATTTCCGTTAGTGTCTTGTAACGTTATGCAGTTACCCATAGACCAGGACATCAAATCTTCGTCGAATAACAATTTTTGTTCCTCTGAAAGGATCTTAACTTCACCTAGGGGAACCGATTCTGATTTAACACCCTGAATAACTTTTTCTACACCATATTCACCGTTCTCAAGAATGTATCTCTCTACAAATTGTTTTGCATTGTATGGATCATAGCCAAAGCTTCTAACATCATACTGCATTTGTAATATATGAGTATCAACATCCTCATACACCTCATCCATGTCTAAAACGGCTCCCTCGAGAACTTGAAGACTGCCCTCGTTTAAGAAATCATCATATTTCGCTCGCATAGCGCCCGGAAGTAACATAAGTGTTCTTGATGTAATATAAGATCTTGTTTTCACGCCAAAAGCGTCGTCACCTAGCGGAAATAAGAACGTGAATGCGCAAAAGTCATCACCCTGTGATAGATCAGCGCCTAAAGAGCATGGCATAGACCAAAAATCTCTTCGTTTATGAGGTAGTGTTTCATCATAAGTAAAGAAGTATGTATAACCTTCCATTGGTATACCAAAGCGCTTGGCTAGAATATCGTTTCTAGCAGCCGGTGCGGCTTCGGCTCTTTCTACGTCTAATTGATACGTTTCATAACTAACTGTAGCCCCTAAATTCGGATTAGCCTTCAACCACATTTCAGGATTAGATACTTCTTCTATATCATCCAGTCTATAGTAAAATATAGACACATGCGGATTTATATAGTCACCCTTTAGAATATCCAAGAGCTCCATCTTAATGTCATCGCCAACACTATTTCTTATAGTCCCTTCAGAACTAATAGCAAGTATCAGATAATCATCGACCTTCGCTGCGCCCTGCTCAATTGCGCCAACAACATCCTCTCGAACATCTCCGGATAACCATTCATCAACCGTTGAAACCTTACTTCTCAGCCCTTGTAATTTAGGTATTGACATTGGTCGTATTTCTACTATCGATCCTGTCAAAAAGTTTTCTATACCCTTCTTAGTTGAGGCTAATTTCATACGGTTACGTTTCGCGCCGGTTGTATTTTGTAAAGATCCTTCGGTAAGAAATTGAAATAATGGTCCTCGCGCGCGAGTTATAGCCGTTCGCATTGGCGATAATATTTCTTCGGCTTGCTTCATCGTTGGAGCGGTCGTTATTTGGTGAGTAGTAGTAGTATCAACATTCAAAAAATAACTTTGTATACATGAGCCGTACATAGACTTGGCCGCCCCTCTAGCTACAATTAAATACTGCTTATTTACTAAACGCTTCTTTATTCGTTTTCGAACATACTCTCCTCCATGATGATCGGCATCTGGTTGATATACACTTCGATCTACAAAATAATACCAACCAAATATCTGCTCAGCCCATAGTTTAAATGTATCCAGAAGTACTAAATCACTCCCATCAGTAAGAGTTAATTCATTTTCACAAAAAGCTACAAATCCATCTACGGCCTCGCTATCATAATATATCTCTCGATTTTTTATCAGATTATCTATGCGATTCATCTCCCAAGAAATTTCATTATTAACCGGTATTTCTCCAGCAATAACACGATCTCGGAATTCAGCATAGTATTTTGGCGTAGTGGAATTTGAAAGTGTCATTGATTGTTATACCTATTAACTATACACTCTTTCCGCAAGGGCTGTGGTCATAAGTGCGGCGGCTGTACCAATACTAAGCCCAGCGGCAGCAGCTATAGCAGCTTTGCCTACTGGTATAGCAAGCTTCTTACTCGTAGCGGTAATACTTTTAAAGTCTTTTTTCATCTCTCCAGCAACATCTTTACCTAGCTTCTTACCAATATGGATAATGTCTTTTCGGATAGCTTTACGAATAGCTTTGTTACCTTTACGGTCGAAGACACCTTTACTTTTTAATTTACCATAGCTACGAGTATTGCTACTACCCTTACGGCGACCCCAACGCATACCCAAAACGCCAAAATGTTTTAGATCTGGTTTTTCTTCACCGGGTATAATTAATATTCTTTCGTACATTAAATCCTCCTTATGAGTCAAATAGGGACTTCACACCCAGAACCCAGTTCTTTTAGTTTAGAGTCTTTATTACAACAGCCGCTGGAGCGGTTAATTGTTTTATTGCATTTGGTGCATTCCTGGCAACAACGTTTGCAACCCTGATTGATCCAATCACCTTAAGAATACCACCTAAAACTTTTATCGCCTGTGAATAGTCCTTTTTGGTGTGTTTTTTAAAATCTTTTTCTAAACGCATACGTTTATTAAGAGATTCTAATTCTTTATTCGATAATGTTTTTAACCTAGATCTTTTAATCTTCTTGGCACTTCGACTATCCGCACTTTCACTACCCCCTCCTTTCCGTTTACCCCAACGCATACCTTTAACGCCAACGTGTTTTAGTAGCTCATTTTGTTCCATGTGAACCTCCTTAACCTATTCTGCAGTCGCAGTAACTTGGTATAATAACCGACTCTCAAACTCAGTAATGACTCGTTCCAAAGACGCTGTTACTACACCCGATGTTGGTGGGTCAAATAGTAATTTAACTTTTAATCCAACATAACTCTTTACCAAAGAGAAATTTGGATCATCTGCAGTCCCGAAAAAGTCCTCCCAAGTTTCTGCCCCAGTAGCAAGGGTAAAGACTATGTCTGGGCCGACACCTAAACTATGTAAAATCATAAATGTCGCATTAATATTTACAATTATTATAGGATCGAATGTTATAACCTCTAACGGTATACCCAAACCTTCTTTCACCGTTCGTAAAATAATGTTTAGTGTGTCATCCAGATCAGCCATTAAGAAATTACCTTACCTCGAAGAGTCTCAATGAATCCGCGAACTTTCTCTTGGCGGCGATTCAGCACTTGAACTTCGCAAAACATAGACATAGGCTCTTTACCAAAGAAAGGTAATAGATTTCCACGAACAACTGCCGTGATTGGACGAGTAGAGACGTCTGGCAGAATATAAACGTGTGCACGAATCGAGGTGACCTTGAATTTACCAATAGCTGGCTCTTCAGCAACTGCTGGTTCAACATCTACCACTTCTTCAACCACCGGTTCTGGAATAGTGAGTACTTCAACCAACTCAACTTCTGTTGCAACGTTTTCTGCTTCAACAGGAAGAGCGGTGTCCATAACTTCTTCAGCAAGAGGTTCCTCACTGGTAGAAGGAAGATTATTAAAGAAATCACTTTCATCTGCTGCGGTAACTGGTGGTTTTGGTACATCTTCACGTTTTCTATCAAAGATACTCTTTTCCCGTTTGTACTTATTCTTACTCATCGTATTATTCTCCTTTTACCACAGAGTTGTGTCACCAGAACTTCTCGTATTTGATAACCGAGGAGTCAAGTTCACTGCTCCGTAATGAATCGCTCTGTGTGTATCTTCACTAACACAGATTAATAACCTAGGATTAAGCATTTCAAAATCCCCAACTTCTAGATCGTCAATAGTAATTGGGTTCATGTGGTGGACAACAATCTTTCCGGCTATGTAATAGCCATCACAACCTAAATCTAATCCATCATCTCGAAGTATAACCCGATCTCTTACTCTCTTCCAGGCTCGAGATTGATAAAACTTCTGATTTAAGTATCGTGATTCACCAAAGATGTTCTCGCAGGTAACGTTAGCTAACTTTAAGTAGTTGAACCGCTCCTCAAACGTTCTCAACCGTGAAAGTGTCATATAGGTTTTATACATCGCTAAAACCACCACTTTCATTTCCACTATATAACTTCATAGCGGCTAAAGCCTCGAGGTAAAGTGCTTCAATCTTCTTTTGAGAAGCTAGCGCTTCAACTTTGGCTTTAAGCAATGCGTTTTCGTTTTCTATTTTTAGATTCGTTAAGCTCGCAACTTCACTTCCAAGCTTTAGAAAATATGTTATAACTTGTGACGTTGCTGTTCCATCTTTCATCTGTTTAAAAGCTAAATTCATTGCTAAGTTTATTAATTCTTTTTCTCTCGATCCTGTATTACGATGTATTGATCGCTTTTTCTTCTTGGTTGTTTTTTCAACCATAGTACTTTACCTCCTTTATAGATTTTATATATTCTTCTTTTGACATCTTAGGCTTTTAAGTGGGAATATCGACACTTATAGGTAGTTCATTGGTATCTTGAAAGGAGATCCCGGTATAAGGCTGTGGGTTTTAGTAGCTTAAGGCGATACACCCACTCAGAAACCTAAGATGTTTTCTAGAATTTTA